CCACCGCCTGACATATTTTCATATGAAGCGCTTTTTAGAAAACCAGCTTTTGTTAAAGCTTCACCAGTTCCTCTAGCAGTTCCATCCCAACCACCGCCAGCACCACCAAATCCACTACCACCAAATGATGCTCCACCTCCACCACCAAATCTACCACCCTCAAGTGATCTTTCTTCTCTTCTTGCAGATTTTCTATCTTTATACCTGTTCTGTTGACTCATGAACATTTGGAAAAGGTAACCATTAAACATGATTGCCTTTGCCATATCAATCTGTGTTCTTGCTAAACCACTCAGAGTTGCATCAATTTTTACTATGGATTGTGCTACTTGTGATAAACCACTTTCTACACCACGAAGTCCTGCTACAACTGCACCAGATAGAGGTGCAGTAACAGCTTGTATTTCATTAGTTACGTTATAGTCAAATCCACCGCGAAATCTACTCCTGACATTTCCTGTTGGATTGGTTCCAGCACCACCAATACCCATTCTGCCCTTGGTTCTGGCAATTCTATCTCCACCAAATCTTGAACCAAGGGCTCTCCTAAAAAAATATCCTCTACCTATCCCCGCTTCCGATAAAGATGTTCCACCGTCTCCTGCCTTTCCTTCTGCATATGCACGTTCGTCTGATGCCATATCAGAAGCTTCTTTAAGACGCCTTCCAATTTGACCTGCAATCATACCCAGATAATCCTTATTACCCGTAGTATCAGTATATGCTACAGTTGATGCTGCCATTACCTTTTTTGTTTTTCTTGTTCGTTTTTAACTTGTTCTAAGTACTGCATTAATAATGAAACATAAACCTGTCTTTCAAAAGGCATCATGTTTTCAATTTCACTCAAACTATATTTATGGTGTTGCATTAAAGCGAAGTTAGTTTTGTAGTACCCTTCCAAAGTGTTGTGGAAGAGTGCTATCCGAAAAAACTTGCTAGTCCTCTCAGAGTATAATCTGATTCTTTCCCAGTATTGGGATTAGTTACTTTGAATGAATGCTCTAATCTTGGAGCTGTTTCAAAGAATTCTTGTATTTTCTCTAATTGTGGAGTTGTTAAACCTTCTACAAATTCAACAAATTCTTTTTTACTGGTGGTAGATTCATCATATACCTCTTCTCCTTCAAAAATTTGATCAATAGATTCTGCAATAACTTTAATTACGTCAAATTCCTTATTATCGGTAAATTGTCCTTGAATAAATCCATCAAAGGAAGGATATTTCATTATAACACCTAAAGTGTCAGTTAACATGATTTTACTATCATGTCCTTTTGGAAAAATTACGTTAACATCAGTAAGGTTTAAATTATACTTAACTTGCGTCTTTTCATCGTCTTGACAAGTAATATTCATTTGAACAATTTCTCCAACAGAAACTGCACGAATATTAAGAAAAATATACTCTAAATCAAAAGATGCAAGATTTTCAAGTTTAATTCTTGTACTAATGCAAGCTTTCAATAGTTCAAATACGGCGTTTTTAATATTTTTCTCATCATCTGTTTCTAATGCCATTAATAGCACTTTTTCTTCTTTTACTAGAAATGGGCGAAATTTTATTTTCTTTTTTGTTGATGGAACTTCCAACTCATAAGATGGTAAATCCATTTTTGGCAATGCCATAATATCTACTCCAAGGTCATATTTATATTTAGCGACTTTTTAAACAAAAAAATAGCGGAAAAAATTTTCCCGCTTTTATGGAATTGAAAATTCAATTTTGCTGTATCTATACAGACTGTGTAATATTGTTATGAAGTATTGTATGTCTAGTGTAATACAACTGACATGTAACTTTTGTTAATAAAGTGGATCCAAATTGTAATGGCACTGCATCAATAGCAAACGGCCACGCCCTTTCTAACAAGTATGATACCGATGGTCTTAGTGGTGCATCTTCAGGACCTATTTCAGTTTTTGTAATCTTAACTGTTCTACAATACTCTTTTGGATACTGTAATCTATTAGTTCTATTTGCTGCCAATGGTGTGCTAGGTAGACTATCAAATGATTGACCATCTTCCGCAGGAGGTTCATTAAATATTCTGCCATACCAGTCATTTAAGTACTTTAATGGTGTCATATTAGCATCACACTGAAATCCAAGTTGAACTTCTGTAAACACACGAGTATGTGGATAATTTACCTGACCTTCACCAGTATATCTACCTTCAAGAGTTCCAGTTGCTGCCTGTATGTTAGGAAGTTGTGCTTCATCACATAAAAATTCAAATATATTATTTTCAGCTGGAACACCATCTTCTTCTAAAATTTGCACTACAAAACTATTTGCTAGTGAAACACCGCCATTAGCGTTCATTGTAGCTAAGAAGTTATTGATAGATGCCACGCTAAATAAATATGTTGGACTATTTGTATTTATGGCGTATTCTGGGTTTTATAAACCAATACATCCTCAGAAGTATCGTGGCAACCCAACAAATGTTATATACAGGTCACTTTGGGAACGAAAGTTCATGGTGTTCTGTGATAACAACCCATCTATATTACAGTGGGGAAGTGAAGAAATTATCATACCATACAGAGCACCTGATGGTAGAATTCATAGATATTATCCAGATTTTTGGATTAAAGTTCGTGAAAAGTCTGGTAAGATTGAAAAGTATATAATTGAAGTAAAACCCAAGAAACAAACACAACCACCTAATGTTAAAAACAAAAAAACTGCCAAGTATCGTAAAGAAGCACTAACATACGCAAAGAACCAAACTAAATGGTCTGCTGCTCGTGAGTATTGTGAAGATAGGCAGATGAATTTCTTAATACTAACCGAGGATCATTTAGGAGTATGAAACAATGGCAACGACACTATTTGAAAAAATTAGTGCTAAAACTGCAGGAGAAAAGAAATCACTAGCGTGGTATCGTTCTGCAGTAAAAGCAGAAGCTAGTTCATATAAAAAAAATTTTAATAAGTATATCTTAAAAGAAAAGAGTGACAATATTGGTGCTGTAGAAGAGCAAGATGCCAATGAACTTCGTAGATATACTGTGCAAGGTCACATGTACATGTTTGAATACAAGGCAAAGATGAAACACTTGCCTTACTTTGATAAATTTCCACTTGTATATGTTTTAAAAGCAAGTAGGAGTGAGTTCTGGGGACTTAATCTACATTACTTGACACCAAAGAGAAGAATTCAAGCGACTAAAAAATTATTACAAGGTAGAATTGACTTTCCTAAGAAGTGCTTTCATAAATACCTACAGCCTCATGTTGAAGGTTTGTTTTTAGATTTAGCTTCAAGTGAATGGGATACTGCTATCCTTCTTCCTACAGAAGATTTTGTGAAAGAAATCAATGGTTTGTCATTTTCCATTAAAAAGGAAGATGTTTGGGCAGAAACTAATGAGACCTTCTACGATAAGATCAGAGGACAAAGAATTGTCCGAGGTTATGGCACTACACAATCTAGGGAAATGGCAACGTAATGGCAACACCACCAAAGATAGGAGAATGGAAGAGTGTAAAGACCAGTAAAAGCACCAAGTATAAGACATGGAATGGTACTTCTTGGGTTGGTAATTCTACTGTTCAACCTAAAACTAGACAATATCAACCAGATGGTTACAATCCTGTTTATGAAGATTATAATCCTTTTTTAGAAGAAGCAACCACTATCAAAACTGACTTTGGTGCTAGTGGTGCACAAGTAGCTGGTCTAGCAGGTTCTGTTAGATTTCCTCATGATATGTTGGTTGATCAAGGTGAAGACTTTGTAATGTTTGACTTCTATGATTACAAACCACCTTTTCAAAACAAAAAATCAGTTAATGATGTTGGTGGTGAATCATATGCTAACCTAACTCTAGGAGATTACAACGCTACAGGATACGCAGGTGAGTATTTTAAAGACAAGGCATATCCACAAATTCTCATGTATATGCCACAAGATATACAAGATTCCTTTGCTGCAAAATGGGAAGGTAAAAAGTTTGGACAAATCACCACTGGATTAATTGCATCTGCTGGTCAAGAAGGAAATATTAATAAGTTAAAAAAAGCAGGAGATACTCTAGATACTGCTCTTGATAAATCCATGGTAGAAGCAGCTGCTTCAATTGTTACTGGTCTTGCTCAAAGAATAACAGGAGATACTATCACTGCAGGTGATTTATTTGGTGGCATATCTGGAGTTGCTAGAAACCCAAACGTAGAAGTTTTGTTCCAAAGTATGGAACTAAGAACGTTTGATCTTACATTTAAGATGACACCATTTGATGAGAATGATGTTCAAAGAATGGATGCTATCATTAAAATATTTAAGATGGCAATGTTACCTCAATATAATCTAGGTGAAGGCGTTGAAGTTTTTGATGGAAAGAATGAAGGATTAGATGCTGGTTTTATTCAAGTTCCTAAAGTATGTGCTGTTAATTTTATGAGGGGTGCTAGTAGAAATATTTACCTTCCTAGATATAAGATGTGTGCTATCACAGATGTCAATGTAAACTATACTCCTGACAATGTTTATGCAACATTTAGTGGAAGCAGTCCAGTGGCAACAGAAATAAAAATTAGTTTCATGGAAACAAAACTTGTATTCTCAGAAGACATAGAAGAAAGAGGTTTTTAATGTATTTTTCTTTACTACCAAACATAGAATATGATGAGAAGCCTATCAGTTATCCTTTCTCGGAATCTGATTTTGTTGTGGCGAAAAATTTCTTTCGTAGATACAAATTAAATGATGACATTTTTTCATATGCTGTTTTCTTTAGTAAGTATGCAATCGTAGACGGAGAACGTCCTGACAGTCTAGCACTCAAAGCATACGGAGATTCATTTTATGATTGGGTTATATTATTAACAAATAATATGGTCAATGCACAGTATGACTGGCCGATGACTAACTATGAGATTAGTAAGGTGTTAGAGTCAGAATATGATGATGCGTACAATGAGATTCATCACTATGAAACAATAAAAATTGGTCAGTTTGCTGCTGGTCTTCGTGTTGACGAGGCATTCTATAATGCACAACATAAAGTTAACATAGATGGTGCAGTATCAATAAAAAATGGTAGTGAGATTTGCGGTCCTGTTAAAGTTGCAGAACATTTTTACAGAGAGAATGAAAAGAAGAGACAAATATATTTACTCAAACCTGCTTACTTCCAGTCATTTGTAAATGACTTTAGGAAAAAGAATTTATATAAAAAAGACGCCAACTATATTAGTCAGCGTCTTAAGAAAACTGGTTGACTTTTTTGACAAAAAAATACCCAGAAAATTTTTCTGGGTATTATAGAATTCAATTTTTGAATTTAGATTTACTCTTCAGCAAGTTTTGCGAAGTATGACAACGCATCGTCATCATCAACAACTGCTTCCTGTTTTACAGGAGAAGGAGCTGCTTTCTCATTGAAACGATCAGCAGTGTGATCGTAACCAAGACCTTCACTCAAGTCTTCAAGAGACTCATCAACTGGACGAGCAACAGGACGTTGCCCTATACCTAGAACAAGATTCAATCTCTTTTCTAGTTCGTCATAAGACTTGAACTGATCCTTAGAAGTGAATGCTTCTAACGAGTGTTGTGATTTCCATGTTGTCTCCAATTCAGAATCATCTGAACTAAGAGCACTAACACTATCAAACTCACTACTGTCATAGTTCCAGTATCCTGCTACCTTTTTAATCTTCAACTTGAAGTTAGCACCTTCCCAGAAATCAAATACATTTACTGGTTCCTCATCTTGAAACTCAGGTTGCATTGCTGCAAGTATCTTGTCATGGATTTTCTTACCATACTTATACAAGAATACTTTACCTTCGTTCTCAGGGTGCTTAGGATCCTTTACGACTAAGATGTTGCTGTAGTAAGAGAGTTTTCTCTTTTGCTTACGAGCAGTCTCTTTGTCTGTGTCTTCACCACTGTTCCATAGTCTGCGGTTGACTTCACCTACTGGATCTTTCTCACCTAATGTAGTGAGAGAGTTCTCGATGTACCAACCACCAGGTCCTTGAAATGCGTGTGAATATACCTTTGCCCATGGGATTGTCTCACCATCAGGGGCGGGTAGGAATCTGATTACTGCGTAACCATTTCCAGAAGCGTCAACCTCAGGTTTCCAGAACCTTTCATCAACTTGTTTACCAGTGGAGGACTTCTCTAGTTCTTTCTGTAAGAAAGAGAAGTTGTTCTGGGATTTACGCTTTAGATCTGCGAATGACATAGATTACCTCGGATTATTTTAGATTTGTTTTATGTGATGCCCTATCACGTGAACATTATAACAGGCACAGGTAAGGGCGTCAACCCTGTGCCTCTGTTTGTCTTTTCATTGACTGAACTTTTTCTAGAAGTTCATTAAACATTTTTTCAATACTTGTATCAGGTGTTGCACCTAACATTATAATGCCTTGCTTCATTGTGTCAACCACAGATTTTGCTTCTGGATCTTCACTTAATTTTGCACGGGCATAAAAGATTTTTTGTTTTTCTATTAGAATTTCCAACGCTTTAAAATATTCTAACTTTCTATCTTTATCTAATAGAATAAAATTCATGGCAGAACGAAAACAGAACTGTTGTAGTTCCATCATCTCTTGGATGTCTCCTTTTACTATATCGGATTTAAAAAAACTCATACTAACATTAATTTTGCTCTAGATGTTTTCTTCATAAAGTTTAATTGCTGTGCCTCGTGACGGAGTTTCTCCTTCAAAGGTTTGCTTATTAATTTATTTACACTATCTAATTCAATCTCATTCAATTCACAGTAGTGGATAACCGAATCAATATAGTTCATCTCAGGATTGTCGAATGCAATCTTTTCCACTTCTTGCGAGAATCTCGCAGCGGTCATAAATTTATCCTCTAATAATTGTTTTTTGTCCATATCGTTCTTGGTATTCGTCGATGTATCCCATCAACTGGATGAAAAATTCTTTCTTAGGTGGTAGTACCTTGACTTGAGTCTCTCCATTTTCACAAGAAACGATTGTAACGATCTGTTTTACTGTCAAACCGTACAGTTCTTGTAGCATACAAGCATACGCTACTTCTTGCACAAAATAATCATGCAAGTATTGTTCTCGTTTTGGTTCTGCTGCTGTTTTAAAATCAATTATAGACAGCACACCATCAAACTCAGCAATGCAATCAACTCTTCCTGCCAACTCAAGATGCCTACTATAAAGTGCTGCTTCTTGGAGGTATATATTATTTATCCTATCTAAATCTTGGATACTATGCTGAAACATTAAGACTGGAAGTGGATACTTTCCATACTTTTTTAAGTCTAACTCATTGTTTAGATAGTCTTCTACGATTGAATGATATTTTGTACCTCTGCTGGTAGATCTTGCACAAATATTATCTGCCTTATCTTTACCAACTCGTTCTCGCCATCGAGCAATTGATTGTTTCTTCTTTGCGTTACTATTAATCACAGTAGTGACAGATGGAAACCTATCTCCTTCTGGTGTAGCGTAAAGACGTTTGCCTTCTACCATTGTAGCACACAATTCAATAGGGTCAAGTCCTACGTGATTAAATGTCTTCATAATCCTAGATTAATTTTACTTACTAAGTAAGATCTAACAAGACCAGACCTAACGATGTCATCAATACCAAACTCTACCAATGAAAACTCATCCATGTTTTGAATGATGCGTTGGAAGTCTAGGATACCTGTGCGTTCGTTGTTCTTTAACAAGTCTGTTTGTGCAGCATCACCACAGAATATTATCTTACTATCTTGTCCGACACGAGTGATAATACTATCTAGTTCATGGAAGTTTAAGTTCTGACACTCATCAATAATAACAATAGCATTATCTAATGTAGTTCCACGAATAAAACTGGTAGACCAGAATGATATAGTTTCCTGTGCCTTGAGATTATCATACAACATTTCATATGCATTGTCATCAGGCATCTCAAACATAGATTGTACCATCTTTTTGTATGGTATCTGATACAACGATGACTTGTCTTCGTGATCACCAGGTAAGAATCCTATCTCTCTTGTTGCAACTAGAGACCTAACAATATAGATCTTTTCATATGGTGAGTAATCATCTAGAACTTCTTTAAGTGCTTTGTATAAAGCAACAAATGTTTTACCAGTTCCTGCTACACCATAGGCATAGATCATCTTACCTTCATCCCATTGCTCCCACATCACCTTCTGATTATCAGTTAGTGGTTCAATAGGTAGCATGTACTCTTGACTAATAGGTTTCCTGCGTTTCATTTGTTTCGCAGTCATACCTTGACCTGGTGCTTTGTTTGTTTTCTTTTTAACTGGCATATTAGTATCTGTATTTGTCAGTGATAGTTTTGTTGTTTACATATTTTGCTTTGGGTATAACTTTATTCTTCATAATATCTACCCAACCAGGATGTGTGGATGCCATCTTATCTCTCCACTCTCCTACCTCACCAGCAGAAGCAACTCCTGCGTGCCAATCTTTATCCCAATCGGGATTGTCTTTCCTCCACTGCTCATATTCTTTCATGGTCATGGAGAGTTCTTTCTTCTCTTCAGTTTTTAAATTTTTTACAGGATATGTTGGCATTAATTCCACTCCAATGCTGATGAACAAATAGGAAACTGCTCTATGAATACACGTTTAGCATCGTTAGCGATGTCCATGTGTTCTTTTTGAGTTCCATGTGCACTACGTAATTCTATGTAGTGAACCCAAGAACGTACGCTTCCCGTCATATAGATCTTGGTTGGTGTTGCTAACGGGAGAACAAATCTCGCACATTCCTTTGCAACACCTTCACGTATGAGTTCATTGTATAAGTCAATTCCCTCAGCGAAATAGGCAGCAATCTCTTTCTGTAGGAATGACGTTTGTTTTTCGGGGATATCATCTATACTATTCTGTCTATTCTTTTTATCTTGTCTTCGTAAATCTGGTACAGGTATTGCTCCAAGTAAATTAGTATTTGCATAGCGTTGACTAAACTCTTGGAATGTAAATGATCTATGTCTTAAAACCTGAGCAGCAATACCTCTAGTTGTTTCTATTTCTAGAGTCATGTGTGCCTGTTCAAATACAGACCAGTGTTGATGTTTGATACAATACTTAAGGAGTCCAGAGACATTAGGATTTTCCTGATTCTTCGGGTTGCTTACTCTTGCTATGTAACCCATCGTCTCCTCTGCGTTGGGTGTCACGGTTATCAGTTTTACTGAATTCATTATTAAAACCTTTACTCCTCTGTAGTTTTTTTAATTTTAAATTATATTTTGCATTGTTAAGTTCCTTCTTCATGTAGTGTAATTCTACATCAGAATATAACTCTTGTTTCTTAAGTGCTAACTTTAATAGTTTGATCTGGTCTTTGAGTCTCATACTCCCTAAATGCTTCTTTAATTCCTGCTGTTGTGTCATGATTTAAAATCCAATCTGTACAAAATTCATAGATATCTTTTCCAAATCCAAATTCTTTTAATGACAACATAGCATCTCTTCTAAGACGCATCATATCATCTGAATAATTAGTCTGGGTATCCATCGTCGTCATCCCTCCCTTGTGTGTAAGTGTGATTGTTTCCGTTAGTGCTGTAAGCATCTACGTCAGAGTATACCTCAGATTCTAACACATCTAGTAAAGATTGCAAGCTCTTGACGATGTTTTTTAACTTCCCTCTATCCATATTTATATTGACAGTAACAATATTATACCATAAAAAAAGAGGGGTCGCAACCCCCCTTTGGACTACACTATCATGTAATTAAGACTTTACTGCAATTCCTCTATAAACTAGAGTTGCTTTCT